AAGACAGCAGCACCTTCAGGAGGAACTGCAAAACCATTTAGAATAGGTGCAGCCGCAACAGTTACACCAACATCACCAAACAGAACTATTGAAATAGAAATTGATAGCGTAACTTATTATTTAACAGCAAAAACAACAAACGACTAAAAAACAAATAAATATGAAAACAATTTCACCAATCCAAACTTGGATAAACGGAAAATCAGTAGAGGCAACAATTTTTAATATGTATGTAATCGGTGGGGTGCTAGGTTCATCTGCATCGTTTTACTATTCATTATTAGATAGTGATTTAGCTAATGTAGCACAAGGTAACTTAATAATGAGTGGCGAAGCCTATGAAGGATGGGGTAATGACGATGAGTATGCTTGGGATTGGGCAGCAACTCCTGAGCAATTAAACCTTATTATTACAGGAGACTACGTGCCACCTGTAACTAATACAACTCCGTTAATTATTGAAGAAACTGTTTAGTTTAAATTATTTTTATTACTTTTACATTAATATGCATAAGCATACTAATATTAAAATCTAATCAAATGACAAAAAAGTACAAAGTAACAGAACTAAATGCAGTGGCTAATCTCATTAGCAAATGTAAAAATGACAAGGACCTTAGAAATCCTTCTACTACCCTTTCAGGAATCAGGTTAATGCGTAAAATTGAAACAATTATTAAAAAGTTTCAAGAAGAACAAACAGAATTGTTTAAGATTTTTGAAATAGAACAATCTCAAAAGGATGGTATGGGATACTACGATTGGACTGATAAAGACCCGGAAATCCAAACAAAAATTGTTGCTTCATTAAATGAACTAACCAATACTGAGTACGAAATAGAAGGTTTTAACAATATTGATGAAAATGATTTTGTAATTTATACAAGAGGATTAGATAATCAATCAATTGTATTTCTATACGATTACTTAGTAAAAGATGCAGACTAATGGACATACGTAAAATCTCTATAGGACCTGATTATAAGAACGGTGCAATGCACTATCTTGTAGGACAAAAAATTCTTGGGGATAGTAACGAAATACATTTAATAAAACACGATGAGTCGATAAATTGCATACTTATATATATAATTAATGATAAAAAAGAAGTAGTTTTATGGAAACGGTTTAGTCCAACTATTCCAATTTCAATTGAATTTAATATAAATTTTTAATGAAGTCTCCATTCTATTTTATAGTTAAGCCATTAAATGGCAAAAGGTACGATAATACAAGAGATATTTCAGGAGTTGAAGTTATTGTAAGCACATCTGAAGAAGACCATAAATTTGCTAATAGATATGCTGAAGTTTTAGAATTGCCGGCAAGATACGATGGTCCTATAGAGAAAGGAGACATCTTGCTTGTGCATCATAATGCATTTAAGTTTTATAATGATATGAAGGGTAATCAAAAAAGTGGTAGGTCGTTTTTTAGAGACGATGTATTTCTTATTGATGCTGAGCAGTTTTTCCTTTATAAGAAAGGTTGCACGTGGAACGCATATGATAAATACTGTTTTGTAAAACCGATGCCGGTAGTTGAGTCTTATATAAAAAAACCTTTTTCTGAAGAACCATTGATGGGAGTGATGAAATACCCAAATGACTATCTTATTAGTCGTGGTATAAATGAAGGAGACCACGTCTGTTTTTCTCCTGACAGTGAATATGAGTTTGATGTTGATGGAGAGAAATTATACAGAATGTATGACCATCAAATTACTATTAAGCTATGACCAATGATACAAAAGCAATAAAATTAAGAATAATTCAGGCAGGTCATAGGGCTGTAGAAGAACTTATTAAAGTTGCTGAAGAGTTTATTTTGAAACCTGATATAGAAGGAGATGATTTGTCTGCTGATAAATTAAAAAATGCAGCAGCAACAAAAAAATTGGCAATATTTGATGCTTTTGAAATATTAAGTAGAATAGAAGCTGAAAAAGAAAATATTGAAGCAATAGATAAAGGAGTAAGTGTAACCGATTCAAAACAAGGATTTGCAGAAAGACGTTCAAAATAATGACTTATATAGGGTACTATATGACTACGTGCCGACTAATGTTCTTGCAAATAAAAACAAGGCTAAGACGTGGGACTATGGGTATGATGATAAGTATAATATGGTTGTTATCTCTAAAACAGGACAGATTGGAGAAATTATAAGTATTTCAGGATTGGCTATAGCCCTTCCTCTTGCTCCTAAAGACTGTCTTCAAAGACACCTTAAAGCGTCTGAACAATATTGGGAAAGAGAAAGTTGTCCAAGGGAGTTATCTAAAATCCAATCTATATTTCATTGGAACGAAATGCCATCTCAATTTAAAAATCAATGGGTTGACTATATTGAAAAACAATTTGATTATAGAGAGCAAGGCTTTTGGTTTATGAACAATGGGACTACAACTTATATAACAGGGTCTCATTGGATGTACCTTCAATGGTCAAGTATTGATATAGGATATCCTGACTTTAGAGAAGCCAATAGAATCTATTGGATATTTTGGGAAGCGTGCAGGGCGGACTATAGGTCATTTGGAATGGTCTATTTAAAGATAAGACGTTCAGGGTTTTCTTTTATGTCATCATCTGAATGTATTAATGTAGGAACGCTTGCAAGAGATGCGAGGGTAGGAATACTTTCAAAGACAGGTGCTGATGCTAAAAAAATGTTTACAGACAAAGTTGTCCCTATAAATAGTAGGCTCCCTTTCTTCTTTAAACCGGTAATGGATGGTATGGATAAGCCAAAGACTGAATTAGCTTTCCGTTTGCCGGCATCTAAGATTACAAAGAAGAATATGTATGATACAACCAATAATGAAATAGATGGGTTGGATACAACTATAGATTGGAAGAATACAGAAGATAACTCTTATGATGGAGAAAAACTATTGTTTTTGGCTCACGATGAGTGCTACGCTCCCGATACATTAGTTCTTACAGAAGACTTTACATTTAAGCCCATTAAAGATATTAATGTTGGAGATAAAGTAATTGTTGAAGGAGGACTTGTAAAGACTGTAGTAAATAAAACAAAAGGCAACACAGACACCTATCTGATAAGACAACCCTATGGACAAGATTATATAGTTACAGAGAACCATAGATTGGTGTTTAATAGATATGTTTTTAATTCAATAAACAATAGTAAAAAACACGAGGAGGTTATAATGACTCCTAAAGAGTATATAAATAAATCAGCTTTTATTAAAAAACATTTGACAAGAGTTGTATCAAAAGGTATAGAAATGTCAGATAAATTTAAAGGAATACCCCCTTATTTACTTGGATTATGGTTAGGCGATGGAAGAAAAGAAGCATTTACTATATTAGTAAATAAAGAAGAAGAGCCTGAGTTATTACATTACTTGGGAATGATTGCTCAAATGAAAAATATTCCTTTTGACCTTAAAGAAGTGTCTTGCAAAAAAATAATTGAGTTTAGATTTAAAGGCATTAATCAATCATTAAGAGATATAGATGTTTATAATAATAAACATATTCCTGACCAATATCTTAAATCTTCAATAGATACAAGACTTCAGTTGTTAGCGGGGCTTATTGATTCTGATGGATATAGCGATAAAAAAAAGGGACTTATAGCATTTGGAATGAGTAAAAAACATATAGTTGAATCTATTAGGTTTATTGCTTTATCCTGTGGTCTATCTTGCTCTAATGTAGTACATAAAAAAAGTAATTACGATACTGATGTGTATAGAATATCTATATCAGGCGACCTTGCTAAAATACCAATTATTACAAAAAAGAAATCTTTTGAAGAATATGTTCCTAAAACAATAGGAAGAAGAAATAAGGTAAGTGTTGAATATATTGGTAAAGGAGACTATGTTGGGATACAAGTAGATGGAGAAAATGATGATGAAAGAAAGTTAATATTATCTGACTTTACTTTAAGTCTTAATAGTGGTAAATGGACTAAGCCTGTAAATATTAAGGAGAATTGGAGGGTTACTAAGACTTGTCTTCGATTAGGGTCTAAAATCATCGGAAAGTGTATGATGGGCTCTACCTCAAATGCATTATCTAAAGGAGGTCAGAATTTCAAAGATATATATGAAGACTCACGTGTTACAACTCGTAATGCAAATGGGCAAACAAAAAGCGGACTATATGGTTTGTTTATTCCTATGGAATGGAATATGGAAGGATTTATTGACCGTTTTGGGATGCCTGTATTTAGAAAGCCAAAAAATAAAGTATTAGGAGTTGATTCAGGATGGATAAGCAATGGTGCTATAGATTATTGGGAAGCTGAAGTAGATTCATTAAAAAGCGATTCGGACGCATTGAATGAATTTTACCGTCAGTTTCCAAGAACAGAGTCTCACGCTTTTCGTGATGAGAGCAAGCAGGCTTTGTTTAATCTTACTAAGATATATCATCAGATAGATTACAATGACTCAATGATTAAAGAACATTATATCACTCGTGGTTCTTTTAGTTGGAAGGATGGGATAAAAGATACCGAAGTAATATGGTACCCTGATAAAAACGGAAGGTTCTTTTGTAGTTGGTTTCCTCCTAAGCATCTTCAGAATAATATTCATACAAGATTAGGTATTAAATACGCAGGTAATGAGCATATGGGGTCATTTGGATGTGACTCTTATGATATATCTGCTGTAGTTGACGGTAGGGGGTCAAATGGCTCGTTACACGGACTAACTAAATTCCATATGGATGAAGGTCCTGTTAATGAATTTTTCTTAGAATATACGGCTCGTCCACAAACTGCTGAGATATTTTTTGAGGAAGTACTTATGGCGTGTGTATTTTTTGGAATGCCTATACTAATAGAGAATAATAAACCAAGGTTATTATATCATTTTAAAAATAGAGGGTACAGAGGTTTCTGTTTAAATAGACCTGACAAGCAATATGCGAAGTTGTCAAAAACAGAAAGAGAACTTGGAGGCATACCAAATACTTCAGAAGATGTTAAACAGGCTCACGCAGCAGCTATTGAATCTTATATTGAAAAGTATATAGGGTTAGATTTAGAAGCTAAATATAGAGACCCTGAAGAAATGGGAACAATGCCTTTTATACGAACATTAGAAGATTGGGCAAAGTTTGACATTAACGACAGAACAAAATATGATGCATCTATTAGTTCGG